GTTGTTAATGTTGTAATGAAAGTAAAGTTCAATAAAAGGAATGTCTTTGTTGAACTTGTAAGGAACGATTCTCACTTGAGATTTTCCGTTTGCCGGCTTAAAAATTGAATCCGACTTTTTAGTGTTGTTTTGTAAAGAGCTAAATCTCTTTAGTGCCAATGAAATGTCCATTGTTTTGTTGTTTTTAGGGTTTAAAAATTTGTTTTTAAAGTTGAGGTGTATATCGATATTACCTATATCTAAATATAACTTTTTCAGCTTTTATTACTATAAATATACGACTATTTTTTGATATTACCAAATCTATTTGGATAAAATGTCGTTACTCCAACCTGTAAGTGATTCGTATTGAATTTTAATATCAGATTTAGTATATTCTTGTAAATCAATCCATTCTTGATGTTTAGTTTTAATCCATTCTTCTTCAAGAATTGAATTTTTATGATGTACAATTACCAATATATCTCTACTATTTTCTGCCTTTGCAGGTTTTAATGCTCTATCTAAACCATAAGTATCGGATGATTGAATGGTGACAGTTTTATTTGGATATAACTTTTTAAATTTTTCTTTTTGTTTATTTTTTGTAGACTGACTTGGTGTAATATAAGTTTGATTCATTTTTTTATTTTTTACATCAATCTTTTTTTGTGTATTAAATTTTGAAACTATTAATCCAGCTTGTCTTGGAGTAAAATTATACTCGGCTATACATTGTTCTCTGATATAATCATCCGATAATTTATAACCAGAATAGTGTTTACCTAACATTTCTTTTAGAGCATCTTTTGAAGAAATTTCTGTTTTTATAAACATATCCTTTTTATTAAAGGTATTTCCTATTTCATTTAGGAAACTATCAGGAATATTTTTATGATATTTTTTTGGAATATAAATGATATCAATTTGCGTTGCATTTTTTGCACTCATAAATCCATTAAAAGTATGAAATCCATCTACACCCAAATCACTACCATTTCTATCTTGAAGAACAATGAGTGGTTTACAAATTGTTGTTTTTCCACCTTTATTTTGTATTCTTTCTGTTATTTCTAATAATTTATCTCTATTAAGTGCCTCTTCTCTACATTGTTTAAACTGTAAGTCTTCTATCATTTCTTTAGTGACTTTGATAGCAGGCCATTTTTTATCGTTAATTTGTTTAATTAATTCTGATACTAGTAATGAATCACTTTCTAAATCTTTATTTTTTACTCTCATACCATTATTTTCATTAAAATACATTTGGTGATTTGTTGCGTCTACCAATTCTAATAAAAGTCCTTCTGCTTCTTTCATAGCTTCAGTAGTTCCATATTCCAATATTTCATATTCAAATGCATCTTCTTCTTGTCCCCAAAGTATAGATAAGTCTTTTGTTTCTTTTTGAGAAAACCAATATACCTTACCATCCCAAGTGTGCATTCCAATGTAAATTCTTCCGGATAGGATATGTGTAATTTTATATAAAAATGCAATAAGTTTTGTAGGAGGTGTTGGAATTATACAATTCCTAAGTTGTGGTGGTAATTCCGTAACACATAGAACTTTTAATAAGTGTTTTAAATTCATGTTTTTAAATTTTAAATTTTGTTTTTAATACAAGTAATATACAACAAATTTTTGATATTACCAAATCTATTTTTGAAGGTTTTCAACCTTGCGATTTAAGTAAAATACTGCTTTTTTGAGGTCTTCCAGTTCTTTTTTGGGGTCTTTTTTACCTGCTCTTGCAACATATTTGACTACATTGAATAAGTAAGCATCTTTGTCTAATCCCCATGCTTCACATACTTTAATTACTTCGTATGGATTGTCTACTCCCCCATAGTATTGAGGGCCGTTTACCATTTCTTTTATTTCCATATTTGATACCATTTTCTTTTAGGTGCAGGTTTACATAGACTAAATGGATTATCTCCAAATGATGTTGTGCCTACATATTTTGATGAAAACATATTTAAAAATACTTCGTGATACTTTTCAGGTATCTTACTAAAATCAGCTTTTATTTCTACATTTAATTCAATTGCTCCGTCTGTAATGGTTATCAATTTTAATGAATTATACGTTTCAACATATTGTGTCGATTGAATGTTTAAGTGGCCTCCACCTAAAAATAACTCTGAATTTTTTTTCTTTTCTGCCATAACTTATTTTTTACTATCCCAATACATTAACCTAACTTTTGCTCCTAATTCGGAATCGTTAGGTGTATCTATAATTGTTCTACTATTTATAGTAATTAAATTTCTATCTTCTTTTAAATAACAATCTCTACATAATTGTCCGGCTCCTTCCACATAACCATATCTAAAATCTATGTGAGTCGTTTTTAGTACTGTAGTTTCTTCACCACACATAATACATTGCTCAAACATATCAAATTCATCTTTTTGTTTTTTACCTACCGATGTTACTAATCCGTTTTCATCAAATGTAAGTGGTACATGTTGTTCACCCATAACTTATTCTTTTATTGTTTCTAATTTGTTTTTTAATTTTACTGCAAGAGCACAAGTTTCATACTCTTCAAAATCGATGAGTATTTGTAATTGTTCGTCTAATAATTCTGTAAATTCTCTACTATCAATGGATAATGTAATAACTATAACTTCTTTAATTAAGACTTTTGCGAAATCAACTCTTTTCTTTTTATTTCTCAAACCGAATGAAATACCTTCTACGATTGCTTTTGAAATTTCCTTTCTATGACTTTCAAAAATGTCCGAAGGGTCGTTTGCGTTTATTTGAATTGGAGTGTATCTATTTCTCTTTGTCATGAAACAAATATAAGAAAAATATCTTAATTCTCCAAATTTTGAGTATTAAAACTTTTGAATACTTTTGTAGGTATCATTTTATAACCCGTATTAGATGTGGTTAAGATACAATTTCTGAATTCTTCCCAATCAATCATATAAGAATTATCCAATACACCTCCCGTTTTTGACTTAACTACTTCATTAAGTGCATTTATGGTGTATATTGAATTGGATTGTTTCTTTCTATGTACTAAAATAGTTTTCCATTCGGAAGGGATTGCATTAGAACCCTTTTCAACATTAAAAGTAATAAATGCTTCTTCAGGTCTTATCTTACTTTCTAAAATGAAAACATTTGGATTAGTTAGGGTATAGTTAGTTAATATAAAATTAACAGATTTATCTAATTCCTCCTTTGTCGTAAAAAGGCAAAGTAGTTGTGTGTTCATTATGATTGGTCATCGTTTGTATCATCGTTAGATGATTGTTTTCTTTTTTCTCCGGCAGCTTTTCTTTTTGCTAATTGGTCTGCTTTATTAGAATTTGCAGCGGATGTGTCACCATTTGCTTTGTTTGCTTCGGCACATTTTCTTACAAATTCATCATTACATAAAATTTCAAATCCAACGGTTCCTTCAAATCCTTTACCCTTTTGTCTCGCATCTACATATCCAACTGGAATTTGTTTTCCACCTCCTACAGTAAATACCAATAAAGCATCTCCGTTTGAATCTTGTACAACGGTTAATCCTTTATTTAATTCATCATAAGTTTTAACACCGAATACTGTTTGTAGTGTTTTTGTAGTAACATGTACACCATCTATTAACATAAACTCGGTTCCTTCCATACAAACTTTTAATGGAAAAGCTTCTGCTAATTTTTGCATTACACCACCTAATAATTCTGGACTATCTGGAATAGCTTTAATCAATGCATTACCTGCATCTTTTGCTATACTATAATGTTTTTCTAATTGTTTATCAACATCATATCCAGCTGCTTTTGCAATTTCTGCAGTTGCGACACATGCTTTGGTTACATATTTAGTTCCAGCTTTTTTAGGATTTAATTTTGTCAATCCTGCAGCTACACATTCTTGTGTAACTTCACCATTCTTTTTAGCACAATCTTTTACAATCTTTTGTGAAGCTAATGCAAATTTTCTGTCAGCTGATGTTTTATATAATGTATTTACTGCATTGTTTAATTCGGATGGTTTCATATCTACCGATGCGTAGTATCCCAATTTAAGAGCCGATTTGAATTGTTTATCATTAAACTCTCTAATTGCAGTTACTGCTTGTTTAACATTATCCGGTGCTTTATTAAATGCTTTATCTCTAATAGCTTTGGATTCATCGGCTACCATCTGTGCTCCTTGTTGCCAAGTTTTAGCTCCAGTTAGTTTCATTATTGTTTCCCTAGCTTTTAGTTTTTCTTCTTTATTCTTATTACCATCCTGTGCTTTACTATATAATGATTCCAATGCTCTTGTTCTACCTCTTTCACCATCGGTTACATAATTTAGTATGAAATTTTCAACTTCATTTACCGAACCATTAAAGAACATAATGTTTTCATCTTTCTTCAATGAACATCTTTGAGCTTGTGCAGGGCCTTTAGGTTTACCATTTTTATCAGTCGGTTGAACTCTTAAAAGTACATCTGTTGAAAATCCCTTTTGTGCATATGGTAATCCCAATGCTTCAATATCTTCTCTTTTGTCCCACGCTGCTCCTTGAAATTGCCATTGACCTTTACCATATTTTTCATCCATCGATGCCTCAAATGATTGAGCATGTGATAGAGAAGCGTCAACCCAACTATCCGTTCCAATTACATTATCTGTTCCCAATGCTTTTTTCAATGCTTTGGGGTCTTTTGCTAATTTATTAAATGCAGCTGCACCCATACTTTGTTTTAATAAATCTACTTTAGTTTGTTCAATTTGTTGTTTTATAACATTTGCTAATGCATATCTTTGACGAGGGTCTTTGATTGACATAAATGCCATTGCCATTACTTCACCAAATTGAGATTGTATTTGTCCTGCTCCACCTTGTTTAATCAATTCGGTAACAGGAGGTTGTTTACCATCAACTTCGGTATTAATACATCTTTCCAAAAATTTAATATATTCTTCCGGAAACCCATTATTTTGTAATTCTTTATGTACCGATTCGTCAAATATAAATGGTTCAGTTCTTACTCTTGTAGAATGTCCTTCTCCATTTGCACCTCTTTTAGAATAATATTCTTCATCAGAATATCCCTCTGCCATATCTTTTATAGCATATTTAGGATTTGCATCAGACATATCTGCACCATCTGCACCATTTTGTCTTACATATTCCTTTTCAACTTGTCTTAATATTTTATCATCCAACTTTCCTAAAATTTGAGGAGCTGGTTTTTCAGATTGTGTAGGTTCTCCGGTTCTTTTTTGTGCCTTACCATCATCTTTTGGTTCTGCATCTTTTCCAGGAAATACATTTGCACCTCCACCAGTTACACCAAATGCATTAGGGCCTTGTTGTGTTGGTTTTTCTTTTGGTTCATCTGCTGAAAGATTACCACTTGCTTTTGCTGCTGATATTTCTTTTTCAGATGGAATACTATGTATGGCATTATCTACTGTACCAACTGCATATATTGCTCCACTTTGTTTATTTTTTACCCAAGTTTTACCTTGTGGTGGTGCAACTCTTTCTTCTTTTAAGAATGAATAATATACTCTTGCTTTTTGTGCCATTTCATTGGCATTAGAAACACCATTCTCTTTTAAGATTTGTGTTAATTTTGTAACTTGTTCCTCTTTTGTCAAATCAATAATACCATGCTCTACACGATATTCTAATTCTTTAAGGATTTCTTGAAAATTTATTGACATTTTTATTTCTTTTTATAGTAATCCTTTCGAGCATCAATTTCCTTATCACTTTTTTTATCAGTCATAGTAGATAATCCTAATAATTTTGTACCAATTTTATTTAACCCATGATTAAGTCCTTTCATAGCAGCATTACCTACTTTGGTTGTATAAAGTGCTTTACCAACCGTATTTGAAATTTTATCACCAACTTTAGCCGCTCCTTTACTGACTGCATTTCCTATTCTCTTTGTTAAAGGTGCTACTGTCAATTTAGTTCCTGTTCTTACTTTATGTGATTTTTTATATGCATCAAGTTCTTTTTGTGAGTCAAATTCCAATTCATTTAATCGTTCCCTAATAAAATTAATTTCCTGTTCTTTGGTCATTTGAGTTCCGGCAACCTTATTCATTGCTTTTACTTCTTGTAATAAGTTTTTTTTCATTGTAGTATTTTGGATATAATTATATGATATAAATATAAAATTTTAACTTATAACCTCTAAATTGTTATAATTCTCTCCTTCTTCAACTTTAACCGGGAAACCACCTTTCTCCATTATGACTTTGATGTCGTTTAAAATATTTTCTCTTTCAATGGGATGTGTGTCTATAAGAAAAGCATCATAAGTATAAAGTATCATTTTTGACATTCTCCCCTCTAAATACTCCAATACCTCACCAATCTTCATATAATTAATTTCAGTTTCCAAAGATTGTAGTAAATAGTTGAATACCTTTTGTTCGTTTGCACCTTCTATTCTATCAAATGGTATTTCTCTTTTATATAAGAGTGTCGTAAGTTTTCCCGAAATGACGAACGATTGGTATAATCCCTTAATATATTTATCTACTAATTGAAAGAATGGAATTTCTCTT